AAAAATAAACAGAGGTGGTCATATTTCCCCCATCTGGAGAGAAAACTCCTTGATTCCAAGAAATTCTATAAGGTACATTTGCTGTAAGTAAAGAACTATTTGTAGAAGTAAGTAGACTGGAACCAATTCCATCACCATCCATCATAGCTATCCCTTGACTTATAGCCCAACTTGAACCTGTTGTCCAATAAGTTCCAGTTGTGCTAACAGGAACAGGTGTATCAAAACCACCATCTTCAACATCATCAATAGTCTGAACACCATCAGTCCTACCAGGAAATGGTATGAACCTTATATGCATCCAATCGCCACATTGAAGAGTTAATTTATATGCATCACTTACATCTACATATTTAGTTGCTGACTCAGGTATACTAGATTCTTGAGCCCAAGTTAACATTGGTTGAACATCATATCCTAGGCCCTGTTCTGTAACAGCATTAAATGCTTCATTAAAAGTAAATTTAGTTAATTTAGAAGACACAGTTTTGAGCCTCCCCACCTATTGGAGCAAAAAACATATATCTAGCTCCATTATAATTATCGTTCATTGGTAATATATTAAAATAAGTATTTTTACCTAGTAATGGTACTGTAAATTCCATATTCCCTGATACATGTACGAATGATGCCTCATTATTTTCAGCTACATTCCACCATTGATTATTTGCAAATAATTTTTGAACATCTGTTGGGGTACTTGTAAATGAATACTGAAACGTACTTGCAGCATATGTAAATATAGTAGATACATCTGTTACATCTAAATGTATTGTTGATGCAGGTAAAGAAGGATCTTGGTCCCACAATTCAATATCTGTAACACCAGTTCCAGAAGCTGTTGCAACTTTATCCATTGTAAATGTGTTAAAAGTAGGTCTTGCTATACATAAAGAATCACTAGCAATCCCTGTACCTTCTACCCACTGTCCTAATTTTGGAAAATGGTCATCACCACTCATAGTTACAGTAGCACTACCATTAACAGTTGTGTATGTTCTACTTGTTGTAGAGTTTCTATTTATTTTATCATTTGGAGAATAATACCATCTATACATATAAGCATCACTATGCCCGCTCGTCCAACCACTAGTTAATGGTTTTACCCATTCTTGCTTTGAGCCAACCCCCATATTTAAAGCTTCTTGCGGTGTATATTTAGTTCTGCTCATTAATAAACTATAGATGATTTAGTTTTAAAATTTCTAGTTTCTTCATTTAATATATCAAAATCCTCAGATAAAACTTCATCAATTATATTTTGTGTTGCTTTGTCACCTTGCCACTTTGATGTTGGTCCTTTAATTTTTCTAACATATTCTGGACCATTTGTATTGGTATAATTTTGAGCATTAACAACAGGTTTATCATCTGTTGGAATTGAATCTATTGCTGGACTACCACTTGCATTTAACTCAGCAGTTTCTATTGAAGATAAATCTCCAGGATTAATATCTCCATCTATAGAAGCTTCCAACATTTCTTGACCTAAAACAGTCCCACTCATAAATTTTGATAACTCAATTAATTCCAGCAAGGGAAACATTTTGTTTCTTCCTTCTTCTTCAGCCATTATGTACCTTCCTTATAAACGCCTTTAGGGTGTGCTATTTTATAAGTTTTACCCTGTTTCACTATTTTAGTACCTGTAATTTTTTTTATAGGCTTATAGTTTTCAACTGTAGTTTTAGATAATCTTTTTTTTGTTTTAGCATCCTTATATACTGGATGTCTTTTATTGTCTACTGGCATTACTTTACTCCCTTAAATATCTTTAGTATCCTACACTTTCAATTCTTGGATCAAAATCTGCTCCACGTTTTATTTCTTTACCTCTATTGTAAAATGGATTACCATCACCTGGATGAGCATATTCTCGCATAGGTATACCAGGATTCATAATTTCTTGTGTAGTTTTATCAGTTTCACCTAAACCTCTCAAAGGAGTATTTGGAATACGTGAAGCCGCCATCCCATGGACCCTAAAATCATCTGCTGTAAGATAACCTCCATCATTTTTTTCAGAAGGACTCCTTCCATAAAATTCCTCAGCCATCTCACTTGATGGATTTTGTTGCTTTTCTCTTCTTTTCTGCATAGCATAAAGATAACTTTCCATCATGTCTTTCTTATGTTGTGGATCAAGCCCCTCATATCCAGGATACGCACGTCCATCTGTATTAGAATCTTCTTGTCCTTTGAAGAGATCTTTTACATAATCAAGATAATGCTTATAATCAAAACCTTTTGGTACTGAAGAATAATCAGTCATATCAAATAAAGATACATCATCACCGAAGTCATACCTTTTTTTATCTAACGAATCCTTAAACCCCTCACCAACACGAGTTTCCTGCTCAACTTCAAATAAGCCTTTATCGTCTTCCATAGTTTGTGTTAACATATCCATTAATTTACCCATATCATCTCCTGTTGTTAGACTAAATCTCTATTTCTTTTGGTCTTTCGGCTTCTTCTAATTTATCCTTACTAAACCCTTGGAAAACAGCACCTGTTAATTGTGTAACCTGTGTCTTATTCTTGTCTTCCATATCCATAATATCAGCTAGTTTAAATAACGCCTTTAACTTAGTGTCTTCTTTAGGCGCTGTATCAACTACGCTTTTAATATTTTTAAGTATGTAGCTCTCATCGATACCAAGCTCTTCCATAAAAGGCTTTAATTCTTCTTTCATAGCTGTCTTTATCCTTGTCGTTTTAACCAGTTGTCCAGCCCGCAATCCAGCATAGTGCGGGTCATTCGTAGGAAACGCCTTTAGATACGCCTTGCGGGCATCCATTCCAGATGCTAAGTGCTGGACAAATTCGTGTTCCCTACTAGATAAATTCTCTCTATCTTCAAACTGTTTTTCTCTCTCTACATGGCCACCTAAGCTATAAATATGTACTCTCTTAGAAGTGTCCATTTTTGTCTTGTCAGATACTAAAAAAGTACCTGTACAAGTACCTATATATCTTTGCTCTCTAACCTTACCTTTATTTCTTAGCATTGTACCTTCTCTTAATATCTGTATAACACACCCATCATCTGAAAGAATCCAGTCACCTAAATGACCGTCTTTCCAATTATCCTTGTATATTATATTAGAAGGTACCTCATCGGTACTATCAAATACTGTATGTTCTATTCTACTTATCTTGTATGTTCTCATATATCCCTAAACCCGCCAAGGGTTTAGATTAGCTTATTCCTATTTCTGTATTAGCGAGATTACTTAACATATAATCTCCCATTTCCTCACTAATAGGTATGTCTTTACCATTTATCTCAATAACATATTCAACGTTATTTTCTTCTCTCTCAGACAAATGGTCTATTTCATCACTAGATGGATCGTAAATAATCTTTAATGTATATTCTTTTTTCATAACTAGATACTCCTAACCCCTGACATTACTAAATTTTTTAAAAAAAAATTATTAGACTTTAAATTTCGATATTGAGCCAGTTATATTCTCCCATACTCAAACTTATATTAAAGCAATTTTTATCAGTTATCGGGGACAATCTAAATCTCTATATGAGCTAGCAACCCAACGTCTGACCCTCTACTTGCTTGTTAGGCCTTCAAGGGTGATAATCGAATTTCTTCAATTACTGATGGCTATAATATAATAAATAAAATATTAATAAAACAATAGAAAAAAAAGAGAGGTTTCAAAAATTGTGGCATTTTGGTGTGTGGCCTTATATTATACATACCCCCCTATCGGGGGGATTATTGATTTATAACTTACGTTATTTTTGATTTATTTTTTTTTGATTTATTTGATTGTATTAATAACATAAGGAGAATACACATGGAAGAAGTTAAACAAATGTTTGAAGAGTTCAAGAAAAGATACCACTCTACACCACTGTTTGGTGGTTACTCTAAACTACTTCGCAAAAGAATAGATGGCAGACAAGCAGTATTATCAGCCTTCATAGATAGTCTACAATTAATGAAAGTAGCACAATCTAAGGAAGTTAAAGATTACATTGATAGTATTATGAGTGATCTAGCTGCTATTAAGTAGTATTATGGGGAGTTAATTCTCCCCTTTTACTATTATTATTATGTTATGTGTTATGTTAT